CGTTGTTTTGCGATTTCAAGTTCCTTTTCTTTTTTCTCTTGAATCAGTTTTTTAGCTTCTTCAATGTCTATTCCATCAAGTTTATTAGAAATAGATTTTTTATATCTGTCTAATCTTCTTTGAACTATTTGTTCTAACTGGTCAGCAGTAAAAACTTTGTTCTCAGTTTCTTGATCTTTTGAAACTTCTACACCAGCTTTTTTTTGAGTTACTGTTGTCTCAACCGACTCTTTTTTTACTTGGTCGTTCATTATTTGTTCTCCTTCTATATGTTTATAATTGTCAATTATCAAGTAATTTATAAAAATGCAAGAATATGTAATTAAAATACATTATTCCAACGTATATTCAAAAGTACCGTCATCTTTAATATCGCCCCAATCTAAACTTGTTGGTTGCCAATGATGCCTACAATTATATCCACCTCTGTCTAAAAATGGATCATTACCAGATTTACCTTCCCATTCTGTTTGCCATAATTCTCTAGCTTGTTCTTCAGTAAATACTTTGTTTAAGTTTTTTCTGCAGTGATCCCTACTATCTCTAATGATAGTTCCATAATAAATATAATGGGTTAATCCCAATTCATCTGCTCTAAATTTTGCAAACTGCCCATCAAAACCCATAAGAGCATCTTGAACTATTTGAGATGAGTAGACTGATAGATTCTCTCCAGTAACAGTTGAGCCATAAGTTTGTTTAAGTTCATCTACTGCTGTTTTATAATCTTCAGTATTTATGTTTCCAGCGATTTTTTGTTTCTGAATAAAGTCTACCAGTTCTTCTCTTTTTCTATCATCTGATTGTTGATATATTCCATTTATCTTGCTTCTAATTGAATCTACAACTTCTGCAAAGGGTTTGCCTACTAATGATGATTGATAAACTTCTTGTGCTAAAGTGTTAGTAAATTCAGTTGCAAGATTTTGAAATTGAGTGAATGCAATTTTTTTTAACTGTTGGATAGTTACTAAATCAGCTTCGGTTATTTGTTTAAATTCATTTGGTATAGGAAGTTTACCATAAGTTGCTACAATCGTTCCTGCAATCTTATCATAATCATTTATGAATGTTTGAACTTTTGTTAAATAAAGTTCCTCTATTGCTTGTTGTAATTTTGGTCTTATTTCAATTGCAAGTCTTGTATTAAATAAAGCACCATCTTGTATTGGCAGTTCTGATACAGCTTGAATAACTCTTGTCTCTAAAGTTCTTAAAGTATCGTTTAATAATCTTTGATGTTGTGCTTCTAAATTATTGACTGTTTTTTCTCTAATACTTTGCAGTCGCTGTAATAAATCTTGGGCCACATTAAACTGTTGGTAATGTTATAGGTTGTGCTGGAAACTCTCCTAATGCCTGGGTGTTTGTGTCAATTTCTTGATCTATAATTGCAAGTGTCTCATCATTATCAATTACTGTCCTTGCTATTTGTTTATCTAATTCTTTTGTGAATGTAGCTGATTTTATATTACTTGCTTTTGCAGATTGTAATAATTCTAAATCAGTGGCCCAATCCCTTATATCAAAAGATGAAGGATATATGATCTCACCATCAAATACTGTTTCTTGCCATAAAGCAAATAATCTCCAAATTTGTTCTTCAGCTAATTCCATTTGTTTTGCTTTTGAAGCAAGTCTAGCATTCAATAATTGAAATTCAGTTCTTAATGCAATACCAGATTGTATTCTTTCTCCAGTTGCTCTAATTGATCCTACGTGAGATAATCTATTGATTGCTTCTACTTTATGCATGATTGATTTAATTACTCCATCTAAATTACTTCCACTTGGTTGTAAGATATAAGGTTTTAAATTAGCATCTATGTTATCTGGGATTTCTATAATGGAACCTGCACCACCGACAGCTTCTGTTTCTCTAGTCTTAACTAAACTTGGGTGATTTGATAATCTGATAATTTGTTCAATCTCAGATAATTCATTATAAATACATTTTTGTAAATCAGCGATATCAGTTAAATCTGATACCCCAATACCTCGCATTGGGCTTCGTTGATTGTATAAAATTACTGCTGGTATTTTGCCAATAGGATTAGGAACAGATTCAAATAAAACTGGTTCATCTCTATTTTTAGTTGAAATAAATACAGTATCTATTTTATCTTCATACCAAATTTTATAACATTCTTTCTCATCTTCAATTGACTCTCTAATTTTTAAATATTGTAAATAATAATATCCATTAGGAGATCGTGCATATTTCCAATCTAATACATTTTCTGGTGTATAGATGTTAAGATATGGTCTAATGTTTTGTTCTAATTCTTCTCCACGAGTCATTACATTTGTTGATGGCTTATCAACAATAATCCAAGAATGTCCATAAACAGAAGCATAGTTTTGTATTTCTCTCATTAGAGCATCAAAGGTTCTGCCTTCATAATCAGAATCATCTAGGAATTGATCTACTGACGGGTCATCTTGTAAAGAACCAAGTACTCTTGTTGCAGGAACTCTAAATAGGAATGATGAATAAATATCTATTACATTTCTTGCATGATTATCTAATGGAGTATAAGCAAGTCTTTTGTAATATTCTGATTCTAATTCTAATTGATATTCTTGTAAAAATTTCCCGTCTTGATATTCTTTGCCACCTAAATAGCTTCTTATAAAATATTCCCATCTTGGCATCATGCCTTTATATTGACTATGCTGTTGTTCTATGTCTTTTCTTGTGTAAGCCATTATGAAAATCTTTTAGGTTGTGATTTTGGTAAATTATATGTGATTGGAAATAAATATTCTATTGCATATCCAAGTGCGTCAGTCATGTGGTCAAATCCATTACCCTTTTCAGGTTGTGTTGTGTTTTCCTTATAAACTTGTTTCATTAACGAATTTATTAGTGTTTTACAAGAAGGATTAATAAAAATGCTTCTCTTCCCATCAAATGACTTTAGTTTGCTATTAACAGAATTTATTCGGTCTCGTACTAAAGCATGAGTAGATTTACATTTAACATTTAAACCTGCGTTTTGCAATATGGTTAAATCAGTTCTTCGTCCAGCAGAAGTCTTGCGTTGTCTTGAAGCTGGATCAGGATAAACAATCATTTTTTGTTTAGCATATCTAGTAAATAGTTCCTCAATAAATTCATCAGTATTAGAACTATAAATTACTATTTCATCAAAAACTTCTACAATATTATTTTTAACATGAAATAAACAAGCTGACATTGGGTCTATATTAAAATCTAAACCAATGTGAATTATTGCATTATTATCAAATTTACATTCTTTAACATTTTCATCTCTATTAAAATTATAATAAACAACTCCAGAATATGTTTCAAAAGAAGCCATATATTCTTGTCTAAATGTCCTTTCATCTAAATCATTCATAGCTTGTTTTATTTCTTCTTGATCTACTTGCCCACCATCTAATGTGGTAAATTTAAATGACTTCCATTCAGGGTCAGTTCCTAAACCCTTTTGATAGATGTCATAAGACCAGTTGCCATAACCTCTTGGTGTTCCAATAAATAATACATTTCCAGTTACGTGTTTATCTGAAATTGTTGGTCGCAAAACTTCAGTCCATGCCATTAGTGGGATATCTTGATACTCATCAAGAAGCAAAAAATCTAATCCAACTCCTCTTAAATTATCAGGAGATTTATCAGCACCCTTTAAACTTATCTGGCTTCCATTTCTGAGTATCAAAGATAATTCTGTTTCATTGGCATATTTAACCCATCTTTTTTCTACAACTAATCTCTTCAATTGCTTCCACATTATTTCTTTGCTCATTCTATAAGTAGGTGAAACATAAAATATTTTTGAATTGGCTTTACGACTTGCAAATCTTAATAGTTCATACATAGCAAGATGAGTCTTGCCAAACCTTCTGCCAGTAATTAAAACTCTAAATCTATTAGGACACTTATAAACTTCTAATTGGGGTTTGCTAAATGGCATTTATAAACCCAATTCATCATATTGTAATGGTTTAGATTCTTTTAGCTTTTGGATTTCTATTTCTTTGACTTGTATTTCTTCCCTGAGTAAGTCTATTTGTTTTTTTAATTCGTAAATTATTACTTCTAAATCATTAGGGCCTCTTTGTTTCTTATCAATCATATCTTTAGGTTTTTTTCTTCAACGCATTTAAAAATCAAATCTCTATACATAATATCTTGTTCATTTAAATTATCTATAATTAATTGAATTTGATTATAACCAAATTTAAAACAATCTTCTAAATTCTTAAATGATTTACCATCTTCCATCATTAAAAATATAGGTGTAAATTCCTGCCCATTAAACAAAAGCAAGTAGAATACTATAAAATATTCCACTATTTTTTCTTATTCTGATATGCCCTCAAATATCTACGTCCTAAAGCAACTGCTTCAGATTTACTAGAACCACGATAGCCCCATGCTTCTAAACTTAATTTAAGTCTAGTCTTACGTCCCTTCTCATCAAACAATCTGCCTCTTCCACTTCCCATTCTAACTAGGAATGAACCTTTGCGTCTATATTCTGAAAGACTATCTGGTCTTCCTCTAACTGGTGGTCTTAAATTGCCACCAGTAGCACGATTATATCTTGATCTTCCAGAAGAAGACAATCCGCCTTTAGGATTCTTGTCTGATTTTCTTAAACTAAACTTTACCATATTTATTTGTATTTATTTTTATTGGTGCTTGTTTTTTTACTTTTAAATTATGTCTCTTCATAAGTAAATTAACAATGCATTGATTACATGCTTTTATATGCTGTTCTAATTTATTAAGCATAAGTCTTTTACAGAATATGCATTTACTCACAATTGATCTCCCCAGCTATCCCAACCTTCTGTTTTTTGTCTAGCGAATAGTTCTATTCTTGGTAAATCTCCACATAGTCTTACAATATCATTTCTAATTGCATCTGGTTTTCTACTATGTTCTCTACGTTTGCTCACAACTAATTGTCTTACAGATTTAGATATTCTTTTAGGTTTTCCTTTAGTAGCCAATAAACACATCTCAGGATTTGCTCTAGTCCAATAACCTAAGCCAGTAAAATAACCTTCTAATTTATTTTGTTTGACCCAAGTGAAAGCAACAGTTTTATATTTAAAACCCCAAGCTTTAATAACTTCAAAAGCTTCTGGTAACATAGGATCAATAACCCAAACAAATAAGATACAATCATTATGACATATATCGCTAATAGGTAAATTACAAATATCATTAATAGACATACAATGGTAATACTGGATAGCATTACGTCCTTCACCTTTAAAACTGTAACTTTTAAAATACCAAGGTGGATCAGCATAGATGATATTATATTTCTTGTTTGGAAGTGGGATCATTTTCTTTTAACTCAATAAATTCTTTTTCATCTTCAACAATGTCATAAATAGGTAGTGGTACATTTTCATCTGTATTTTGTACTTTGTCAGATTGTCCAAGATAAACTTTACCTAACCACATAGCCATTATGCTTGAATTTAATTTGGTAGCTATATCAAATTGTGTCTTTCTAATTGTTGTTTTTGCTATCGCAACCCCTTGTTGCCATGCTTCTTGTGCTAATTCATTTCTATTAATTGTAGATTCTGAGCAACCAATAATTTTGCCTATTTCTTGCTTACTACACATATAACTAGCTAAATCTTTTATTTGATCTAAAATTTTAGGTGTAAAGTCAAAAATAGGTCTTCCTCTACTATCTTTTTTAGATATTACTAATAAATCTTTGCCCATATTAACCGAAATGTTCGTTAAATGTTCTATTAATCTTTTTTAAGAGACTTGTAAAGAAACTCTAATAAATCTTGGTTTTGATATAGAATATGACAAAGACCGTTTCCTATTGAGTTGCAAACTAATTCCTCAGCTTTGCCAGATAATTCAAAAGAATATTCCGAGGCAATCAAATGACTTATCTCATGAATTAAGGTGTTGCACATTTGTATTTTGTCTAATGATTTGTCTATGACAAGAGTATTTTTATCGCAATCTATTTCACCAAATATTTTTTTTTTATCGGCTATTTTCTCATCTATGTAACTAACTTTAACAATCCTGCTTCCAAAGATTATTTTATCAATCATCTGAATCTGCTTACAATCTTAGCTATTTTTTTAGGTTGTTTAGAAAATTGTTTTCCAGATTTTTTTGCCATTCTTTTAGC